TTGAAGAGTTTAGAGGTATTTTATTAGACAACATTTCTAATGATACTCCTTTAGAAACTCCAAAAGATATTGGTCTTACAGAAAAAGAAACAAAAAGATTTAGCTTATTGAGAGCTATCAATGCGATGGCAAATCCAACTGATAGACGCGCTCAAGAATCTGCTAAATTTGAATTTGAAGCTTCTGAAGCTGCACAAAGATCATACGGGCAAACTGCTCAAGGTATTATGCTTCCAGATGAAGTTTTAAGAAATTGGAATCAAAGAGATTTATCAGCAGGCTCAGATGGAGACCTAATTGGTCAAGACTACAGAGCAGGTGATTTCATTGATGTTCTAAGAAATAACTCTGCTGTTATGCCATTAGCAACTATGCTAAATGGTCTATCAGGCGATGTTAAGATTCCTAGAAAAACTGCTGCTGCTTCTGCTGCTTTTATTAGCTCAGAGGGTGGTGCTGCAGGTGAATCTGAATTAACAGTTGGTAATGTAAGCATGTCTCCTAAATCATTAGGTGCGTTCACAGACATTACTAGACAACTTATGATTCAATCATCAATCGATGTTGAAAATCTAGTTAGAAACGATCTAGCTGCTTCAATGGCTATTGCTATTGATGATGCTGCATTAGAAGGTTCTGGCTCTTCTGGGAATCCAACTGGGATAACCAATACGAGTGGAATTAACAGCGTATCACTTTCAAGTGCTGCTGCTCCAACTTTTGCTGAAATGGTTTCTATGGAAACTGCTGTTAGAGTTGATAACGCATTACTAGGCGATTTAGCTTATATTGTGCATCCAACTAACTATGGCACATTAAAAACTACTGAAAAAGCAAGTAACACAGCACAATTTGTTGCTGTTAACGATGAGATCAATGGCTACAGAGCAGTTGTATCACCACAGTTAACTGCAAACAATTACGTGTTTGGTAACTTCAATGACTTACTTATTGGAATGTTCGGAGGATTAGACATTGTTGTTGATCCTTACACATCTTCAAGTTCAGGTACAGTTAGAATAGTTGCTTTACAAAGTGTTGACGTCGCTGTGAGACATGCAGTCTCATTCTGCGCTGCTTCATAATTGAGTGGTTTTAACAACTAACAAAATGGGTGGCTTAATTGCCACCCAACTTAGAAAAGGTGGGTATATGAAATATTTAATACTAAGCGACACAGTTGCTAACAAAGAAAAAGTAAAAGCAGGTGACGTAGTTGAGCTTCCTGTAGATGAAGGAAGATCATTGGTTGGTTATGGTAAAGCTGAAGAATATAAAGGCAAGCCAAAAAAAGAAACTAATAGAAGCGTAGGATTAGAAAAATCTGAAACTCCAAAGCCAAAGAAACGTAGCAAAAAATAATGGCAATTGAGTTTGATAGAGATTTCAATGGTTATCTTGATGCAGATTTTGGTCATGGTATGACTGTGACTTATACTCCTCAAGGTGGCTCTGGAAGTTCTATCAAAATTATATTGGAACAAGAATATTTTGGCATTGATGTAGGAACTGTAGATGTTGAGGGTTTTCAACCTATCGCATTTTGCAAAACAACAGACGTTCCGAGTGTAGCTCATGGAGATAGTATTGTTGCTCCTGCATATAAAAATTTAGATGGCACTACTATCAAAGCAGGTGCAACTTATAAAGTTGTAAATGTGCAACCAGACAATACAGGTATTACGCAACTTATGTTAGAGGAACAATAATGGCAAATCATGTACGCCAACAAATTCGTGAAAGAGTTGGAACTGTGCTTACAGGTTTAACATCAACAGCATCAAGAGTTTATGAGAGTAGAGTTTATCCTTTACAAGATTCTGAATTGCCTGCTCTTTTAATTTATACAAAATCAGAAGATTCTTTACCTCTTGTTATGCATACTGATAGGGTAATGGAAAGAGAATTATCATTAGTGGTTGAATGTTATGCAAAAGCAAATTCCAACTTTGATGATACTATTGATACAATAAGCAAGGAAGTTGAAGAAGCTATAGCTGCTGATACAACTCTTAACAGTTTGGCTAAAGATATTTATATACAGTCAACCGAAATTGAGTTTAATGCAGAGGGTGAAAGTCCTGTTGGTTATGCAACTTTAACATTTTTAACAACCTATCATGTTAAGGAAACTAATCCAGACGTGGCGGTTTAACGAGGAATTATTATGGAAATGACAAGTCCTAATGGTAAAACAACAATATATGCACATCCAGATTCGGTTGAGTATTTATTGAGTAAGGGTTGGAAAGAAGGAGCAATCCCATCGAAAGATAAAGTAAAATCTTCTTCTAAAACTAAAAAAGAGGAATAACTATGGCAACATTTCTTGGAAAAGAAGGCACAGTACAAGTTGGTTCAAACGCTATTGCTGAAATCAGAAGTTTTAGTATTGATGAATCTATAGACGTTGTAGAAGATACAAGTATGGGTGATTCATCAAAGACTTATAAAGCTACAATCAAAGATTTTAGTGGATCAGTTGATGTTCTTTATGATGATACTGATACTAACGGACAAACAGCTTTATCAGTTGGTTCATCTGTAACACTTAATTTTGCTCCCGAGGGCATTACAAGTGGCAAGGTCAAACTATCTGGCGATGCAATTGTTACAGGTAAATCTGTAACATCTTCGTTTGATGGTTTAGTAGAATCTACTATTACTGTTCAAGGAACAGGTGGCTTAACAACAGGCACTTATTAATGTCAGTTATAGATAAAGCCAAACAACATTTTAGCGATCAAGATATCACTAAGATTGAAGTTCCTGAATGGGGAGACGAAAATGAGCCTTTATACATTTACAGTAAGCCATTATCACTAGGCGAAACCTCTAAGTTGTATAGACTTAGTAAAGAGGACGATCTGACGATGATGGCTTATGTGCTAATTTATAAAGCTCTTGATGCCGATGGCAATAAGCTATTTGACATTGGCAATAAAAGTGATCTCCTTAACAATGTAGATAGAGAAGTATTGATGCGTGTAGCACAACAAATAATGGGGCAAGAGCCTATTGAGGATGTCAAAAAAAAGTAAAAAAAGATACTAATTTGTTTTTCCAATATGCACTAGCGGAAAAACTAGGCAAGACATTACAAGAATTGCAAAGTATTAGTATCGAAGAGTATCAAGGTTGGATTGCATACTTTGAATTAAAAGAAGAAGAGAGCAAGAAGTAATGGCAAAGAGACAAGTAAAATTTGAACTTTCAGCAGTAGATAGAACTAAAGCTGCTTTTAACTCTGTAACTAAAGGATTAAAAGGAGTAGGTGGTGTTGCTAAAGGTGCAACTATGGGTGTTGCAAAAGTCGGCATTGCTGCTACTGCTACTGCAACAGCAATTTCTGCTCTAGCTAAAGTAAATATTGATTTTATGGATAAGCTTGGTAAAACTTCTTCTAAGCTTGGAATTACTGCTGAATTTTTACAAAATATGCGTTTTGCTGCTGAGCAAACAGGGGTAAAAGTTGAAGCCCTTGATATGGGTTTACAAAGATTTATAAGGCGTGCTGCTGAAGCTGCTCAAGGCACAGGAGAAGCAAAAAGGGCTTTTGAACAATTAGGCATAGAGCTTAAAAATGATGATGGAACTTTAAGAGATGTACGCGACGTCTTATTCGATGTTGCAGATGGTCTTAAAAATACTTCCAGTTCAGGTGAGCAAGTGAGATTAGCTTTTAAATTTTTTGATTCTGAAGGTGTTTCTCTTGTAAATACTTTAAAAAATGGTGCTGATGGTCTTAGACAATTTGAAGAAGAAGCAGAAAATCTAGGAATTATTATAAGTAGTCAGAGTATCAAAAAAGCTGAAATGTTTGCAGATTCTTTAAATGTTCTAAAAAAACAAATTACAGCAGTTACAGCAAATGTTACTTCTGCTTTTATACCTATTCTTGAAGATATAGCAACTAAATTTACAGACACTATAGCAAAAGCTAAAGGTGCTGAAGAAGGCTTTGAAGGTTTTGGAAAACAAGTTGCTATAACTGTGCTTGAATTTATGAAGCAAACTCTTATTGGTATATTAAGTTTTATTAATGAAGTTGAGCAAAGGTTAATAACTTTTGCGTCAACAAAAATAGGTAAGCAGATTTTTGGAGATATTGGAGAAGAAAATCAAAAAGTACAAGCTGAATTTGATAAATTAAAAGATAAATATGATGCTCTTATGAGAGCTTTTATGGGTGAAGATCAGATATTTTTAGATATATTTGGAGATAATGAAGCTATAGTTGGTGCTGAAAACTTGCTTGCTGAAATGACAAAAGTTCGAGCAGAGTTAATTGAACTTGACAAACAATTACATGGTGAAAATCCTGAAGAAAATCCTATTGTAAAAGTTTTTGATGCAGCAATAAAAAAAGTACAAGATTTTAAATTAGAGCTTAAAGAAAAACCAAAAACAACTTTTGAACAAGAAATATCTGAAAAAGTACAAGCTTTTAGTGATTCAATAGGCGTTACTCAAGATAATATTTCGAATCTTACAATTAACACCATGAAAAACTTTGAAGATAGAATTGTTGAAGGTTTAAAAAATGGTAAATTAGCTTTCAAAGACTTTGCTGATTATGTCATTGAACAAATCTTAAGAATCGCTATACAGGAAGCAATATTAAAACCAATAACAGGTAGTGTCGAATCATTTTTTGGTAATATATTTGGCAATAAATCTTTAGGTGGAAGTGTAAAAGCAGGTACACCATATCTAGTGGGTGAAACAGGAAGAGAGTTATTTGTACCAAATCAAGATGGTCAAATTTTATCTAACACAGATTTAAGGCAATCAGGCGATCAAGCTCCTACTGTAAACTTTAATATATCTACAATAGATGCAGCAGGTTTTGATGAGTTGCTTGCAACCAGAAAAAACATGATTATAAGCATGGTAAATCAAGCTTATAACTCAAGAGGTAAAATGGGTATAGCATAATGTCAGGTACTTTTCCAACAACAATAAAGCCAAGCAGTCTATCATTGCAAGACAATAGACCTAACTTAATTAATCAATCTGTATCTGGTAAAAGAGTAACTAGAAAATATGGCGCACAATTTTTTACTATAGATATTACATTACCACCTTTATCAAAAAATGATGCGATGGATGTTTTTGCTTTTCTTAAGAAACAACAAAACTCTTTTGATAAATTTGACTATACATATCCAATAACAAACAGAGGCACTAACAAAACGCAAACAGATATTGTTGTAAATGGTTCTCATAGTGTGGGTGATTCAACGATTGCTTTATCAGGTTTTGATAATTCAACGTCTAATGTGTTAAAAGCTGGCGATTTAATAAAATTTGCTAATCACGATAAAGTTTATATGGTCGAATCTAATTTGACTTCTGATAGTAGCGGTAATGCAACAGTTACAATAAGTCCAAGCATAATAAGTACACTTGCAAATAGTGAGGCTGTAACAGTCAACCAACCAAATTTTAAAGTTTATCTTAGTAGCGATATTCTTTATACAACAAACTCAACAGGTTTGTTTTCAATCAGTTTTTCATTGCGAGAGTGTATTGAGTAATGTCAAGATCACTAAGCAATACACTTTTAACGCAGTTAGCGAATCCTACTAATACATTTTGTTTTTTACTTGAAATAAACACATCAACAGTATTTAGGCTTACCGACAATCAGTTTGATGTAACTTATGATTCAAATACTTATACATCTTCTGGTGAAATAATATCCGTAAATACAACACCAGAAACAGGAGAACTTAAAGTTGAAGAAACATCGATAGAATTATCAAATATCAACTCAACACTAATATCAGTATTTGACGATCAAAACTACATAGATAATACAGTTAATATTTATCTTGGTTTTTTTGATTCTAATGATTCTTTCATTGATGCATTAACCTATTTCTCAGGCAACATTAAGAATGTAGAAGTTGATGAAAGTAAAACAGATTCAAAAATTACTGTGACCTGCTCAAATCATTGGTCAAATTGGAACTTAAAACAAGGAAGGCATTTCACCGATGAATCTCAACAATTAGCATTTACATCCGATAAAGGTCTTGAATATGCTCATGTAACAAAAGCAAATATTAGGTGGGGTTCTTAAATGGTTTTAAAAATTTTAAGCGATATTTTTTTTGCTATAACTGTAATAACAGGTATTAAAAATTTTAGAACAGCAAAAAAATTAAAGGATCAAGGTCAAGATATACTAGCTACTAAAACTGCTCAAGGTGGCAAAATTCCAATTATTTATGGAAGAAGAAGAGTTGGCTCAACACTTCTTTACATGGACACAGATTCAGGCAACTCAAAAGAATTATTTGTAATATATGGTTTATGTTTAGGTGAGGTCGATTCAATAGAGCTAGATACGATAGAGATTAATGGTGTGCCTTTATCAGATACAAAAGTTTTTAGAGATGGCTATTATACAGGATCAGATAAAATATCTAGTGGTGCAGGTTCATTAAATACTGCTAGCCAGATTGGTACATCTTCAGGAAGTTTTAGAGGGGATGGAAGGTCTGGAACTGATCCAACAAAAATTTATAGAATGGTTTTAAATGCACATCATGGAGCAGATGATCAAGCTGCTGATCCTATGCTTGTTGCTTCACAGCCTGCAAGATTCGGAAGTAATCATAGGTTAAGAGGTATAGCATATTTGGCATGTAGTTTTCAGTACGATCAAAAGGGTATGTTTACTTCTGTTCCAGAATTAACAGTAGTTGTTAAGGGAAGAAAACTTTACGATCCTAGACTTGATGGCTCAATAACAGGTGGTACAGGTTCGCACAGAATAGATGATCCGACTACTTATGAATGGTCTAATAATGCAGCTTTAACTATGCTTGACTATATGCATCAAGATTATGGTAAGGGTTTAGCAACATCTTCTATAGATTTACAGTCTTTTCAAACAGCAGCTAACACCGCAGATACTATTGTTGATGTTCCTGATTATAGTGGCTCTTATGCTTCTGCTACTTTTTCAGCAGACGTTGAAGATAATTTTATTACAGTAAACGAAGCAACATGGAAAAAAATAAAGGGTGGTGAATTATTAAGCGTTAAGGATAGTGGTGGTTCTGTAATAATAAATCAAAACAATGTTATTGATGCTCAAAGATTTACACCACATACCGAAAGCACAAATTTTAGAATTTATACAGACGGAACACCGCCTGCAAAAGTAAGCAAAAGTGTTACGTTTTCTGCTACTAATGGAGATGCAACTATTACTGTATCTTGTACTTCACATGGTGCATCCGCCAACGATAGAGTTCTTTTTGCAGGAGCAACAAGTCTTGGTGGCAACATAACAACAACAGTTCTAAACAAAGGCTATACTATTGCAACAGTTGTAGATGCTAACAGTTTTACGATTGAAGCAACTGATTTAAACCTAGCAACTGTATTAGCTAACAGTTCTGATACAGGTAATGGTGGTGGAAGTGCTGTTGGTAAATTTATGTATGCAGACGAATCTGGCTCTGTATTAACACAAACTAGAAGATTGCAATGTGATGGTGTTTTAGATACCAATGAAACTGTATTAGATAACGCAAGAGATTTACTATCTAATATGCGTGGATTCTTAAATTACATAGATGGTAAATACAGCGTTCTAGTAGAAGATGCAACATCATCATCCTTTAGTATTACCGATGATCATATAATAGATCAGGGTATAAAAATACGTTATGAAGATAAAGCAGAAAAACTTAATAAAGTTGTAGTACAGTTTTTTAACGCACAGAAAAAATATGAATCAGATACTAAAACTGTATTTCATAACAATAGCACTTTAACTTATAAAAATGACGATGGTGGCGAAGAGCTTGAAACTACAGCAGAATTTCAATACATAACTAATCCCTATAACGCCTTCAACATGGGTAAAGGCATACTTGAGAGAAGTAGAAGACAAAAAACTATTAGTTTTGTTGGCACTCCTAGATTATTAAATCTAACAGCAGGAGATGTGGTTACAATAACTTACACGCCTTACAATTTATCAAATGCTGCTTATAGAATTGAAACAATTAACTTATTAGATAATGGCTTAGTAGGAATACAAGCAATAGAGTATTTTGATTTTTACACATGGTCAGCTACACCACCAGAAGAAAATGTAGGTGGTGATCCAGACTTGCCAACAGGAACAGAAGCAGAACCACCAACAAACCTAACATTTACCGATGCTACTTCAACAAGAAGAGCTTTTTTAACTTGGACGGCTGCAACTAATTATCCTGCAAAAGAATTTAGAGTAATAATTAAAAACTCTTCAGGACAAGAAATACATAACAGAATTGTTAGTGATGCTTTCATAGACTTAGATTTTATTGCTGTAGCTAATGGTTATGTTGCATCTATAACATCAATTAGTAGTACTGGTGCTGAATCAAGTGCAACCTCTATTACCTTTAATGTAACTCAACAGCCTGTAAAGCTAGGCGATATTCAAGCAAATGCTATTACAGCTACTGAGATACAAACAGGAACACTTACTTCCGCTTCTGGTGTCTTTGGTGTTATAAGTGCCGATGATATAACTACAGGTACTTTAGACGCAGCTAATGTTACTGTAAGCGGTGGTGATGTAACAATTGACAATTCTGGAATTACCATCAATGGTTCTTCCTCATCAATTAATATAGGATCAGGAGCTTTTACAGTTAGTTCTTCTGGTGTTATGACTGCAACAGGTGCAACAGTATCAGGTGCGATAACAGCTTCATCTTTAAATGTTACTGGTGCAACTGTTACAGGAACATTGGATGCTAGTGTTATTACTATTAATGGAGAGCCATTAGATGATGCTTTTGGAGTAACAGGCACAGGCTCTAATAGAATTATGTCAATAGGTTTCCAAGCACAAAATCAATTAAAAATAACAGATACAGGATTACAATACTTAGCATTATCAACAGGCGGTTCTGGTGTTGGCTTTGAATCATTTTTAGCAAATGGTACTGATTTTAGATTCTTTTCTTCAGCAGCAGGCAACAGTCAAAAAGAAACTATAGTTAATAAAGAAGGTTCAATAACTTTATCAAATTTAAGTTCAGCACCAAGTGGCTCTGCTCAAACTAACAGTCTTTATTTACTTAATGGAGCTTTGCAGTTTAATGGCTCTGCTGTTGGCACAGGAGCAGGTGATATAACAGCAGTTGTAGCAGGTACTAACCTCAATGGTGGTGGCACAACTGGAAGTGTTACGCTTAACTTAGATTCAACTATTACAGGCAATCATACTTTTTCTAACAACCTCATAGTTGGTGGTGATCTTACAGTTCAAGGCACAACCACAACCATTGACACCATTAACTTAGATGTCAAAGACAAAAACATAACCCTAAACTTTTCAACAGGTGATTCTTCTGCAAATGCAAATGGAGCAGGTATAACTATTCAAGATGCAGTAGATGCTTCAACAGATGCGACTATTCTTTGGGATGCAACCAATGATGAGTTTGATTTTTCTCATGGTATTACTTTGCCTGATAATCAAAAATTACAGTTTGGAGCTAGTAATGATTTACAGATTTTTCACGATGGCAACCATAGTAGAATAAAAGATACAGGCACAGGTAATCTTATTCTTAACACACAAGCATTTCGTGTAAATGGTGCTGATGATGCTGAGGGCATGATTAAAGCAAACCAAGATGGAAATGTAGAACTCTTCTATGATGGTAATAAAAAACTAGAAACAACAAGTTCAGGAGCAACAGTAACAGGAAGTATTACAAGTGGTCAAATCAATGCAACTACAAGCTCCGATGCAACTGCGGCAATCATAGCCACGAATACAGGAGGAGTTAGTAGCATAATTCAAAGATGGGTTGGAGATAGCGATGCTCTTGATGTTAGATGTATTAATACTGGCGATTATCAAATTAGCAATTCTCAACAAACCAATGGCATAGATTTCTATGATGGCACAGGTGGTTTGGCATTTAGATATAACAATGCAGTAGTTGCCCAAATAAATAGTACAGGTGGTTTTGATCTTGTAACAGGTGCTTATAAAATTAATAATACAAATGTCATTACAGATGCAAGAAAGCTAACCAATATAACAGGATTTTCTGGTACTTCAACTGTTACTGAGGGTTACGATTTTAACTGTACAGATAGCACAGCAAATGCTGGTTTTACTGGCATGGTGCTAGATCATAATGCCTCTGGAAGCGATACGCTAGATGCTGATAGAACACATAGAGCTTTGTACATAGATCAAGATTCAAGTGCAACTGGTGGTGATACCTCTAATGAACATCGACTTTATGGGTTACATATAGCACAAGATGCTTCTGGAGATTCTGATTTAGTTTATGGTGCAAATATATTAAGTATTGGAAAACATACAAGCGGTCAGATTTCTGCTCTAAGAGGCATAAACTCTACAGCAAGAGCAAATACAAGTGCTAATTTATCTTTAGCGATTGGAGTTGCAGGTACAGGACAAGTGCAAGGAGCAGGAACTGTTACTGCTATCTATGGTGGATTTTTTAAAGGGCATGTTTTAAATAGTAATACAGCAAACAGATCAAATGCTTATGGTGTTCTTGCAGAGGTTGAACATGATTCAGATACAACTCTAAACAATGCCTATGCAATAAGGTCAATTATAGATAGAGACAATGGAACTATTACAAATGGTTATCTTCTACATGGTAGTTATGAAGGCACACGTCCAACTAATGCTTTTGGAATTTATCTTGCTTCGGATGTAGTAAATTACTTTGCAGGAACAGTATCAATAGGACACAACAGCCCTGATCAAAATGGTCTTAATGTTCAAACAACAGATGCAGAGGTTGTTATTAATGACACCAACAGCAATCCTACTTTACGCTTTAGAGAAAATGGAACAACAAAATCTTTAATATCAACATCTGGTGGCTCACTTAAATTATCATCTGGTGGTGGTAATGTTGGTAGCGAAGGACTAATACTTGACACTTCACAAAACGCCACCTTTGCAGGCACTATTAATAGTGGTGCAATAGATACAAACACAATCGGAACTACGAGTGCTACTGATTTTGATTTGCGTGCTAATAATCAAACTGTTGTTAAAATACGTGGTCAAAGTAATTCAGATCAATATAAAGTTACTTTTAACAGCAATATTACAATACCTGCAAGTGTGCCTTCATCTAAAGGTGGTAAAGCACTTAGATTTCCTGTTGATGCAGACTTGTCTGGAACTACTGAATTAGAATTTTTTACACCCTTATCTTCACCTGCATCTACTCTTACTGTAAATAACACCTTAACAGCAGGTGCAATTGATATACCTTCTGATGGCACAAACGATACTAGAATAGAAATAGGTACAAGTCCTCTTGCAAATCATAATGCTTATATTGATCTTGTAGGCGATACTACTTATAACGATTATGGTCTACGTCTAATAAGATTTAATGGTGGAGCAAATACGAACTCACAATTAGTTCATAGAGGAACAGGTGGTTTGTTTATAGAAGCACAAGATGCAGGAAGTGTCATTCTAAAAACTAATGGCTCTGATGCTTTAAAAGTAGATTCATCTCAACGTGTTGGTATTGGAACTACAAGTCCTGATGAAAAATTACACATTTCTAGTGGAGGTATAAAAGTTGATGGCGAAGCAAATATAGCTTCAGGTGCAGGAACAGGTGTATTTTTAGATTATGCAAGTAATGTTGGAAGGATTACTGCTTTAGATCAGGGTGTAGCTTGGAGGTCTTTACGATTAAATGCTGCTGATATTCAATTCTATATAGCTAATGGTCAACAGATGCACTTAAATTCATCTGGCAACCTTATTGTTGGAACTGGCTCACCTGCATTTACTAATGGCTCTGGGATAGAAATTGAAAAAAGTGGGACAGCAACTTTAAGAATTCAAAGAAGTGGTGGTGATGCTGCTGAATTGTTTATGGATACAAGTGGTTTCCATATAAAAGATTTATCTAATGGAACTATGACATTTGGCACAGGTAATACAGAAAGGATGCGTATTGATAGTTCAGGAAATCTGTTAGTTTCAAAAACATCTTCAGACTTAACTACGGATGGAATTGAGTTAAGAGATACAGGTGGCATAGTTGCAATTAGAACAAATGGTGATCCTTTATATCTAAATCGCAAATCAACAGATGGAGCAATATCAACATTTGCTAAAGATGGAACAACGATTGGAACTATTGGCTCTGAAGGTGGTGATAGTTTATTTATACAGGGTGGCTCATCTTCTGGCTCTGGACTGCTTATGCATGGAACAGGTGCAAAAGTCTTACCTCTACAAAATGGAGTTTCCGTTGATGCAACGATTGACTTAGGTCAAAGCAGTAGAAGATTCAAAGACCTGCACTTAGCAGGAACTATCTCTAGTGGTGATATAACAATAGCAGATGC